TTGTGTGTGTTTAGACACAATACACAAAAGGGGTTAAGGAAAAGTTGCTATGGTGTTATCCAATACAGATTTCTTCGCCGTCTATTTCAAGGTCCATTGTTAGATCGTCTCTCCATTCGGAAAACTTTTTGATCATTTCAGATTTGTCTTTTTTGGATAGGGCAACACAGTACGAATACTGGCGTAACTTGCTTTCTGGGCTTGGTTTTTTAAAGGATATTTGGCCTAAAACATAAACGCTTTTCGCGTTTTGTATGATTTCTAGGGCTTCTTTGATAGGGTAAGGTTTAAAGCCTGTCATGGTGGTTACTCCTTTTGATTGACGGTTAGGCGCAAATTGCTAAAAGAGCGCGTATTGCGTTGTTTTCCGCTTTGTTTCTGGCTTCTTTGGCATTCCAAATAGAATTTGGGTGAAAAAATGCCTCTGGTTTATGACCTTCCTTTGCAAGCCTGCCGATTCTTCCATCTTTTACGCCAGCCATAAGAGCAGAGCGCACATCTTTGGGTATTTTTCCCGTTACCAGTCGAACGCCTGTCATTCTGATAAGTTCCACGTTTGCGTCTGCAACAGACATTCCGTTTTCCATCATGCCTTTTAAGTATTCCAAAGATTGTTGTTGGTTCATGGCTTGGCTTCCTTTGTGTTGAGTGTTAAGCGCTTGTGTTGTTGTTATATACAGACTACTGCAATAATTGCAGCATGTCAATAAGAAAATACAAGAAAATGCAAAAAAAATAGGAAAAAAGAAAGGGCTTGATTTTATGGGTTTTTGTTGTCATACATACACAAAAGGGAGGATTTTATGGATGATAAAAAGCCGACGAAAAGCAAAAAGAAGAAGCTAACACCTAAGCAAGAGAAATTCGCTAGGAACGTTGCAAGCGGCATGAAACAGGTTGATGCTTACCGTGATGCTTACGATGCAAAAACAAGCAGCAAAAATTCTCAGAGAGTGCAAGCCTTTGAAGTCGCTCGAAACTCTAACGTATCCGATATGATTGCTGACCTTAAAGCAAGAGCTGAGCAAGGCGTTGTGTGGACTCGTGAGATGGCCATGACGGCACTGCTAGACACATACCAGCTAGCTAGGGACCAAAACCATGCACAAGGTGCCACAGGGGCTTTAAAAGAGCTAAACGCGATGTATGGGTTTAATGAGGCCACAAAGATCAATATTGGTGGGCAGAAAGGCAATCCTATTATCATAGCACCCGAGGAAAAGGATATATGACGCTTGTCAAGTGGACGGATAAGCAAAAGGAGGCCTTGGCTTTATTATCAGGCAATGCGCAGCACGTGATGCTGTTAGGTGGATCACGTTCTGGCAAAACATATCTTTTGGTGCATGTAGTATTCTTAAGAGCCAAGAAGTACCCCAACACAAAGCACGCTATCGTGAGGCAATACCAGACAGACGCAAGGCGATCCTTGTTTGAGGAGACAGTTGAGGCCGTGATTGCAAGCCGCTATAAAGATGAAGGGTTAAAGATTGATAAAACCTATATGACTATAACGTTCCCAAATGGCTCTGTTGTTAGGATTTTGGGCGTAGATGACAAAGGCAAGGAAAAGACTCTAGGGAGTGACTATACCACTATCTATTTCAACGAATGCAGCCAGATGATGTTTAGCACTGTGTCTTTCTTGTATTCACGGTTGGCTCAAAAAAGTGAGGCAAAAAACAAGTTTTTCTATGACCAAAACCCGCCGCACGTTTCACATTGGTCTTACTTTATGTTTATCAAGGGTGTGAATTATTATACCAAGGAACCGCACGCTAACCCCGCCGATTATGTTTATTTGATGATGAACCCCGCCGATAACGTGCAAAACATATCTGAAAACTATATCCAGCAGCTTATGGAGAATATGAATGAGCAACAAAAACAACGGTTTATCTTTGGTCAGTTTGCAAGTGATCCTGACGAGAAGACGGTGTTCACCAACTGGACTATCAAGGCCTTTGATACTGACGTGGATGCTGTCTTTCAGTTTGGGTGTGATTGGGGCTTTAGTACAGATCCCACAGTTTTGATACGTTGTTACCTAAAAGAGCGCACGCTGTATATAGATCATGAGTTAGTCTTGAGGCAATGCGACATCATAGACCTTCCCAAGATGTTCTTAAGCATCCCTGAGAGCCAGCGATATGTGATTGTTGCGGATTGTTCACGCCCTGAGACCATATCGCACATGAAAAAGCATGGATACCCTAAGATGATGCCAAGTCTTAAAGGGTGGAACAGTGTGGAGGAAGGGATAAACTTTTTAAAGGGATACAGGATTGTTGTGCATCCAAGGTGCGAAGAGACAATAAACGAATTGTCTTTCTTTAGCTATGCCACCGATAAAGACAGCGGGAAGGTGTTGCCTGAACTTGAGAAGAATCAGGCAGATCATTGTATTGACGCCTTAAGGTATGCGTGCGAAGGATTTAGTAAGGTGACGTCGCGTCGGATGCAATATGCAGCCCCTAGTAGGAGGATGATGGTTTAATGGCTAAGTTAAAAGATGATGATGTGATTGGTATTGTGCAGTCCTATTGGGGTGACATTGGGCAATATAACACCGACTTGACTAGAGAGCGGACGCTAGGCCTTAAATACTATAACCGTGATTTATTTGGAGGTGAGAAAGAGGGATGGAGTGAGTTTGTATCCTCTGACGTTTTTGATGCGGTTGAATGGACGTTAGCAGAATGTATGGACATATACTTCAGCACGTCACCCATTGGATCGTTTGTTGCTGAAAACATGAACGATATACAGGCGGCGGAGCAAGAAACGAAGATGGTGAAAACCATTATCGAGGAACAGAACAATGGGTTCTTGTTGTTCTATACGTGGTTAAAGGATGCTTTGATTCAAAAGAATGGGATTGTCAAAGTTTATTGGGACGATGTGGTTAACAAAGAACGCGAAACGTACAAGATGCAATCGTTTCAGGCGTTTACCTCTTTGATGAATGATAAAGATGTAGAGGTTAAGGCGGTCACGGCTTTTCTTGGTGAGCAAGAGTTATCTATGGATGAAATTCAGATCATGCCGCCTGAGATGGTGATGATGGCGCGGTTTGATGTGGATTGTGTCAGAAAGAGTGATGTGTCTCAGGTTCGCATTGAATGCATACAACCTGAAAACTTTTATGTGGATAAGACGCATTCAAGTTTAAATCTTGATGATGCTATGTTTGTGGCGGAGCGTGTGTTTGCACGTCGTTCTGATTTGGTGGCGGCTGGTTATAGTTTAGAGAAGATTGAGCGTGTTCCTAAGACAACGATTTTGTTTAATTCCGAAGAAGAACGGGCGAGAGATTCTGATCGTTTAAATTCGTTTCAGAATGTTGGAGCAGGCGATAAAAGCACGTTTACGGATCGCGTTGAGATTATGGAGACATACTTTCGTGCAGATGTTAAGAACAACGGGGATATGCGGTTATATCGTGCCATTGTTGGCGGAACGTTTGGTTATGGACAAACTGGGAATGGTGTGACTGTGGTGTTGGAATGTGAGGAAACGGATTCGATTCCTTACTGTGCATTGTCACCGAACATTGTGCCTCACAGGTTTTGGGGTATTTCCAAGTATGACGAGATTGGGGATATTCAGCGGTATAAGAGTACGTTGTTGCGTGCTACGTTGAACAACATGATGCAGCACAATGCGCCCGTGACGATTGTTCCTGATACGACGGGATTGGATACAAAGATGCTGGCGGATGCTGATCCGGGGGGTGTGATTCCAGCGGCAAATACGGATGGCATAATGCCGTTGAATGTGGAATATGTGGCGGACAAGAACATACCGATATTGGGGCTGTTGGACGAGTTAGCGGAGCGTCGCACGGGTATATCGAAGGTGACGCAAGGGTTGGACCCAGCGGCATTATCGGAAAGTACTCAGTTTGTGGGCGCAAGTATTTTGAATGCGTCTCAAAAGAAGTTAAAGAACATTGTGCGTATCTTTGCTGAGACTGGCATTAAGTCTTTGTATTTAAAGACGCATGAGTTGCTTAGGAAGTATGCTAAAGATTCTATGATCTTGCGTGATTCGGGTAAGTATTACGAGGTTGATCCTAGGGAGTGGAGAAAGCGGAAATCTTTTGACATTACGGTGGGCACGGGTCGGACGGACAAAGAGGCAAAGGTTTTGGCGTTGCAGGGTGTTTTAGCGTTGCAGCAGAACATAGCGGCGCAGGGTTTGATGAACAATCCTCTTTTAACGCCTCAGCATTTGTACAGGACAATGTCGGAGTTGGTGACGTTGTCTGGTTTGGGTGATGTAGAAAAGTATTTTGCGAATCCTGATGAGTTTCAACCTGCGCCACCGCCGCCTGAGCCTATGGATAAGGCGATGGACATTGAAGAGGGAAGAGTGGCGGCGGATGCGGCTTATAAGGCAGGATCGTTACAGGTTGAAGTCATGAAAACCCAAATCTCTCTTCAGAAACTGGAGCTTGAGAAAGCCAAGTTACTGATAGAACAGGGCAGACAGGTTGCTCAGGAAGAATCAAATCGTGCATTGATGATGGCTGAGCCGCCAGAGCAAGAGGAAGAGGAAGAAAAAAGTGAGGATTCTGAAAAAGAAAGCAATATGGAAAAGCAGATGGCATCTGTGAGTGAGGCTATTTCAAAGATTGGGGATGCCATTAAGGAGTTTTCGACTGCAAGTACGCAAAACACACAGAGTGCTTTATCTATGATACAGAAGCCAAAGCGCATTGTCCGTGAGAATGGTCGCGTTACGCGCATTGAAACAGAGTAGCCTTTTAAAATGTGGTCAAATCAGTATTGGGCAAAAACATACTGGGCAGGAAACTACTGGACACCGGCCATTACATCACCAAGCGTGCCTTCTATTGGTGGCGGCACATTGGAGATCAGAAGAAAAAGACGATGGGAAAAAGAAAAAGAGGTTCTTAAGTTTAGTCTTAGAAAAATAGAAGATCAAGAGTTACAAAGCATTGGACAAAAAATCATTGCTTTTGAGCAGCCAAAGGTTAAAAGGGTTGTCAGAAAACTTATTGATTATTCTCAAAACATTGAAAAGTCTAAAGTTTTAGACTTAGAGATTAAGCGGCTAGAGAAAGCATTAAAAACGCAGCAAATCCTTGAGGCTAAAGAAAGGCAAAAGCAAAAGGAATTACAAGATGCTTTGATGGCGCTTAAAGCTCTTTTAAAAGAAGATATGGAAATTATTGACATTTATCTGGAAATAGAACAAAAAGAAACAATGGCACTACTAAGTGCTATGAGAGTTATACTTTAGAAACGGATTGTATGGATTACGTTGCACTGTCAGATAAGGCTATGAAGGCAAGGGAGTTGTTAGATTGCCCTGTGTTTAAGTCTATCCTTACGGATGCGCGTATGTCTCTTGTGGATCAGATGATGTCATCAAAGCCCGAAGAAACCGTCATTAGAGAATCTTTTTATGCAAGGATCAAAGGTCTTGAATCAATTAACTTGATTCTTCAAGGAATTATCAATAAACACAATTTAAGCAAGGGATAACATTATGTCTATTGAATCTGCTATTGAAGCATACGAAAAAATGAAAAGCGCAGATGTTGCGCCTGTCGAACCAGAAAAGGTTATTGAGCCTGTAGAGGAAAACGTTCCTGCGGAAGAAAACAAAGAGCAAGAGCCGGCTGTGGAATCTTCTGAAGCCGCTGAAGAGGTTGTTGTTGAGGATTCTAGTCCTGATGATTTGATAGAGTTTCAGGTTGGCGAAGAAACGAAGAAGGTGCCATTGTCTGAGTTGGTGGCATCTTATTCTGAGAAACAGCAGCCTAAGGATGTTGGGTTGCCACAGGATGTTTTGGACATGAAACAGCAGCTTATTGAAAAGCTGGATGTGATGGAGAAAATCCTTTCTGATAATTCAGATGTTGGTGCGAGCCTTTCACAAATCAATGCGTTAATTCAGCAGGCGGCAGCGGAAGAAGATTGGACAGAGGTTGCCAAGTTGCAATATCAAAAGCAATCCATTGAAGACCAAGCCAAGGCACGGGGCGAAGCGTTGCGTAAAATCCGAGAGGAAAAGCAGCAAGAGTCGAATCAATACAACGAGGCTTTTTTCAGAGAGCAACATAAAATTTTAGAAAAACGCGCACCTGATTTGTTGAAAGACAATGGCTTACAAAAGGTTGCTGAGTTTGTATCCAAAACTTATGACGTCCCTCAAAACATTGTGGCAGAGATAATGGATGCTCGGTTTTTTGTGATGGCTAAAGATGCAATGTCATACAATGACATGAAAATGAAATCCTCGGAGGTTTTGAAACCTGTGAAAGAGGCACCTAAGGTGATAAAGCGTTCTGTTGGCAAGGTGACGGTTACGGACAGCGATATTAAGCAATCCAACATTCGCACGTTGCGGGCTAATATACGAAATGCGTCCAGCCAATCAGAAAAGCTCGACACTGTAGCGGCATTGTGGAGCACCCTAAAACAAAATTAACCTTTTAAAAGAAAGACAATCTTATGGCTTTACCTACAAATGCTGTTGACACCTACACGGGTGCAACGTCCAACCGAGAAGCGTTTATTGACGCTATCTACAACGTATCCATGATGCAGTGTCCGTTTTTGACGGAGATTTGCAAACGGACAACCACAACGGGGATAACCCATCAGTGGCAAACTGTAACCTTGCGTGCCCCTGCGGCCAACGCAAGAATTGATGGTGATGATGCTGCAACCTTGCAAAACACGGTCTCTGTGCGTCCGACAAACAACACACAGATTTCTACTTTGACGGCTGGTGTTTCTGGAACACAAGAAAGTGTAAACAAAGCGGGGAACAAAAGTGAGTATGCTAAGCAGGTTGCGTATGCGTATCAAAACCTTATGCGCGACATGGAGTTTATTTTAACGCAAAATCAGGCTCCTGCGACGGGTGCAACCAACACGGCAAGACAACTTCGTCCTTTGGAAGGTTGGTATTCTACCAATGTGTCTCGTGGTGCTACTGGTGCCAACGGAACATCATCGGCGGCAGCAACGGATGGAACACAGCGTGCTTTTACAAGAACTTTGTTTGAGAACGTTCAGCAATCCATTTTTAACAATGCTGGTCCTGGTACCAAAACGGTTATGATGACAACTGGTCAAAAGACGGTGTTTGAAACCTTTGACTGGTATGCAACAGTTAAGCGTCAAGACACATCGGACGGGCGTTTAACAGCGGCTCTTGAGATCATTGCAACCTCTTTTGGTGAAGTGAAAGTTGTTTTGAATGCGTTTTCTCGTGCGCGGACGGTTCACATTTTGGATAACGACATGTGGGAAGTTCCGTTTTTGCGGGAATTGCAAGACACTCCTTTGGCTAAAAGTGGAGACAGTGAGCGTTTTATGGTTCTTGCAGAGTATACTTTGCAAGCCAGTAACGAGCGTGCCTCTGGCGTTATTGCAGACTTAACCTAAACACAAACGAAAGGTTCTTTTTATGGATAAGAAATCAATGAATCCTCCCGTTAAAGGCCGCACTATGCCAAATAACGCGAAGAAACCAGGTCAGGAAAGTATGTTTGCGAAATGCAAGCCTACGCCGATGATTGACCCTAAGTTTAAAAAGAAGTAATGGAGAGGGGGGAGGGTCTTCCCTCCCCTTTTTTGTATGACAGAGATTGTTAAAAGACAGGTTATAAACGGCATCAAAACAGATTTGGTTTTGGATGGTGACGATGTTCACGTTCATCGGTCTTATGTTGGCGATACGCAAAAAAAGATCAATGAATCG